CTTTTCTTTCGCTAAACCGTGAGAATTTCAACTAAATGAAGCAGCGAGGACGAAAAAGCAGCCAGGAGCTGCATTCAGGCGCGCTTATGCTGGTTCGCCGTCCTGATGCGCCGCTTGATTTGACCCCGGAAGAAACTGACGAGTGGCGGGCTATTGTCGAAGCGATGCCGGCCGATTGGTTCCCGCGGGAGACTTGGCCTCTATTGGCTCAATATTGCCGCCATACGGTTTCGGCGCGCCGATTTGCTCAATTGATGGACGCCGAGATGGCCAAGACAGACATTGATTTGGCTGGACTGGACAAGTTGGCGCAAATGCAGGCGCGGGAAACGACGGCGTTAAAATCGATGGCGTCTGCGATGCGTCTGGCACAACAATCATCGAGGACTGATGGTAGCGCGGGGACGGCAAAACGGAGCCGGACGGTCACGCGGCTCTGGGAAGGGTAGTAGGTCTGAACGCAACGCCAGGTGGATTGAGTCTTATTGCCGGATTCCGGAGGGTAAAGACGTCGGGAAGCCTGTTTTACTTCGGTCGTGGCAGCGAGATGTGCTGAAAACGATATACGACAACCCCGCCGGCACAAGGCGCGCAATCATCAGCTTTGGCCGCAAGAATGGAAAGACCTCGCTATCAGCGTTTATTTTGCTGTTGCATCTTATCGGGCCGGAGAGCCGGCCAAATTCGCAATTGTTTTCTGCCGCCCAATCTCGCGATCAGGCGGCGGTCCTGTTCGCGTTAGCCGCAAAAATCGTTCGGCAATCTCCTGACCTCAATGCTGCTATAGGCATAAGGGATACTGCAAAACAGCTTTACGCAGAGGAACGTGGGACGCTTTACCGGGCGCTTTCCGCAGACGCTTCTACTGCTTATGGGCTGTCACCTGTTCTTGTCGTCCATGACGAACTTGGGCAGGTAAAGGGTCCGACAAGCGAGCTTTATGAAGCGCTGGAGACTGCGACGGGCGCGCAAGAGCAGCCACTGTCTATTGTCATTTCGACGCAGTCTCCAACGGACGGTGACTTACTGTCCATGCTGATTGACGATGCGGCGACGGGTGCCGACCAGAAGACAGTTCTATCTCTGTATACAGCTAATATTGATGATGACCCGTTTGACGATGAAACCATCCGGGCAGCAAATCCGGCATTTGGTGACTTTCTGAATGCGGAAGAGGTCCGCTCGATGGCGGATGCGGCACGGAGGATGCCGAGCCGGGAGGCGCAGTACCGCAATCTTGTCCTCAATCAGCGCATTGATGCGTCGGCTCCATTTATTTCTCGATCAATATGGCTTGAATGCTCCGGGCAACCGGATGAATTTGGCGACAATCCGGTATTCGCCGGCCTGGACCTTTCAAGTGTATCCGATCTTACGGCATTTGTGCCGATGGCGCCTGATGGAGACATCTGGCACGTTAGACCTACTTTTTGGCTTCCGGGCGATGGCCTCCGCGAGAAAGCGCGGTTGGACAAGGTGCCATATGACGTTTGGCACAGTGAAGGATATTTGGAAGCAACGCCTGGCCACACAGTTGATTATGCTTTTGTTGCGCGGTTCCTGTGGGAGTTTTGCGAACAGCATGACGTTCGTAAAATAGCGTTTGACCGATGGGGATTTCGTCATCTCAAGCCGTTACTGGCAGAGGCAGGGTTTTCTGAATCTCAATTGGAAGGTGACGACGCTATATTCGAGCCATTCGGCCAAGGGTTCGCTTCGATGAGCCCAGCGCTCATGGCGCTGGAAGCAATGATATTAAATCGTCAAATACGCCACGGCTCGCACCCTGTTCTGACAATGTGTGCTGCGAATGCGATTGTTAAATCCGACCCTGCCGGGAATAGAAAGCTGGACAAGAATAAATCGCACGGGCGCATAGATGGAATGGTTGCGTTGGCGATGGCAGCAAGCGTCGCTGGCACATGGGAAGCAGCGGGCGCCTTCGATGCGTCGACGATGATCTTCTAGGAAAAATAAAATGAGCGCTGTTTATAAGGCGTCGGTCTCAGATCAGGGACCGAACCTGGAATTCGTGCTGTCCGATGCGACGATGGATAGTTATGGCGATATCGTTGATCCTAACGGCTGGGAACTGGCGCGCTTCCGCAAGAATCCGATCGCTCTATTCGGCCATTCGGCGAGCAACCCGATCGGAACATGGGAAAATGTCCGCGTAGAGGCTGGCAAACTAAAAGGCCGATTGATCTTCGCGAAAGAGGGCACGTCGGCGCGGATCGATGAACTTCGCCGCCTCGTCGAACAGAAAATTTTGCGCGCGGTTTCTGTTGGCTTCAAGCCACTTGACGCCGAGCCGATGGACCCAAAGCAACCTTGGGGTCCGCAAAAATACAAGCGGCAGGAGCTGCTTGAAACTTCGCTTGTTTCTGTGCCTGCAAACCCTGCGGCGCTGAGCCTCGCGAAGTCGCTCAATATTTCCGACGACACATTGAAACTGGCTTTTGGCGAGCACGCCGAAGATGGGCCGGGGACAGTGCGCCGCGGATTAACCGGCGAGCATGCCGTCAAAACCTCGAAGCACGGGAAGCCAAAAATGGCACGCGTTTCCGAACTTATCGAAAAAACTCAAAATGAAATCGTCGCCGCGAAGGACACCTTGTCCGCGGAATTTTCCAAGGATGTTCAGGACGACCTTGTCGTCGAGGAAATATCCGCGACGATCGAAGAAAAGGAAGCGGCTCTTGCACGTTTCCGCCGCGCGGAAAAGGCGATGGGTCTCGCGGCCAATCAGCCTGAACTGTCTGCGCCATTCATAAGCCTGAAGGGCCGGCAGAAAGAAATCGGCGGCGTTGATTTGATCGTCCGCGCTATCACAGCGCGCGGCATTGCCGCTTTCGGCGGCAATCAAAAGTCGCTCGATCAGGTGTTGCAGGAGCGGTATCCTGGCCACGAGGCCACGGCTATCGTCGCCAAGGCGGACCAGACCGTGGGCACGACAGGCACTGCTGGTTGGGCTTCCGAGCTTGTCCAGACGACCTATGCGGACTTTGTGCAGGCGCTTACCGGGTTTTCGATCTATCCGGCCTTGCGTGATCGCGGCATCGGTCTGAGCTTCGACGGCGCTGGAACGGTGTCCATTCCGAGCCGCACAGCCGGGGGCGCCGGCGGCGGGTTCGTCGCTGAAGGCTCGCCTATCCGTGTTGGGCGTATCACGACGGCTGCGACGACGCTAACGCCAAAGAAGATGGGCGTGATCGTTCCGTTCACGCGGGAGCTGGCCAAGCGCTCGACGCCCGCCATTGAAGCACTAGTTCGCCAGGCGATCCTTGAGGACACCGCGGCGGTTCTGGATGCGGCGCTTCTCGATGCCGTGGCGTCGAGCACAGCGCGCCCGGCCGGCTTGCTGAACGGCGTCTCCGCCGTTGGCGTCGGTTATGGCGGCGGCGACTTCCAAGCTGTCATTGAGGACTTCAAGGCTCTGCTGGCGCCGTTCTACACGGCGAATGGAGCGGACAATCTCACCTTGATCATGCACCCGTCGCAGGCGCTCGCGCTTTCGATGATGCCGGGTCCTGGCGTGGATAGCCGCTTCGGCTGGGCCGATCCTCTCCTGAGCCGTCTGACCGTCATCGAGTCCACCTACGCGACCGCTGGCCGCCTCATCGTGATTCGCAACAGCGACTTCGCGACGGCGCTTGGCGACGCGCCGGAGTTCGACATCTCCGAACAGGCGACCGTACACATGGAGGATTCGAGTCCTTTGGAGATTGTCTCTGGCACTGGTCCGACAACTGCGGACCCCGTGCGCAGCTTCTTCCAGACCGCCACCATCGGCGTTCGCATGCTGATGGACGTTAGCTGGACGATGCGTCGTTCAGGAATGGTGGCGTGGCTGAATGGCACAACCTGGTGATAACATATTGATATACCGGAGAAAACCACGTATAAAAACGAGTCTGACGGCTGTTTAAGCAACCGTCCGGCTCTAACCAATAAGAGCGTTCGTGACCCGGTGGATTACGCTCAATCCATTGGTCTTCTGATCTAAACCAACAGCTAAACAAAGGAAAAGACCAATGACGATTCGCAGGTTTTCCGTCGGAGTTACGACGGCCGCCGATGGCT